TCCAGCGACTGGGCGCACGTGCTTACCCGGACGGTGGCGCACAGAAGACCTTCGTGCGTCCCACCATCACCACGCACACGTCGGCCGGCGTCCAGTCCGCCGAATTCGATGCCGTGTCGGCCACCACGATGGTCATCGCGTCCAACAGCATCACCAAGAGCACTGTCGCGGGGCAGGTCACTCTGTCCGCCCAGGACATGGACTTCACGTCGCCCGCCGCCATGCAGTTGATCCTCAACGATCTGATGGGCGAGTACATGTTGTCCACGGACAACATCGCAGCGGACAACCTGTTGGCCGCCGCGACCTCGAGCGGCGTGTGGGACGGCACCGTGACCGACCTCATGAAGTCGATCTACGACGCCGCAGTGGACGTGTCCAACAACCGCAACTTCTTCCCGGACACCATCTTCGTGTCGCCGGACGTGTGGGGCCAGATGGGCCAGTTGGTCGACGGCTCCAACCGTCCCGTCTTCCCGTACGTCGGTTCGCCCGGCCTCCAGGGCTTCAACGCCCTCGGCGGTGGCAACGCCACCACCTGGACCGGCTCCAACCCGTTGGGCCTTGAAATCGTCGTCGACAGCAACTTCGCTGCCAAGACCATGGTCATCACGAACAGCCAGAAGGCCTTCGAATTCTACGAGCAGATCCGCGGCCTGATGTCCGTGGAAGTGCCGTCGACGCTCGGACGCACCTTCTCGTTCTACGGCTACGTCAGCACCTTCGCTGCCGTCGCTGGCATGATCCGCAAGATCACCCAGGCCTGATCGGAGGGGCCGCCCGATGGCGACCTACACAATCCAATACGGCGTCATCATCCCCGGCTACGTCACCGCCACCACGCTGACCCCCAACGAAATCGTGGTGGGCGGATCGGTGACCGTCGCAGGTGCGGGAGCGGCATACAACGGCACGAAAACTGTTTATGCCCTCCCGCAATACCTGCCGATCAACGTCAACAGTGACGGCATCATCGAATACGACACGTCATACCCGCTCGCCAATGCGGTCATGTGGGCCGACACGCAAACGCCCGAGACGATCAACGCGATCACCGGCACCATGGCGTACAGCCCAACCTGCACTTGGATCACCTACACACAGATTCAGGATTGGCTGGGCATCACGCTGGCCGGTGGCGCAGAAACCACGTTCCTGACACAGTGCGCGGCCGCCGCCAACGCTTTCTGCTTCCGACGCCGCCAAGAGTCCGGCTACATCGACGCGCTGGCCACCAGCCCGTCAGGTGACGTCACCTTGGGCACCATCATGTATGGCGGCGCCCTGTACCGTCAGCGTGGCGCCATCGACCAATTCGCGTCGTTCACCGAAATGGGCACCGCACCCACTGTCGGCCTGTCCCCGCTGATCAAACAGTTGCTGGGTATCTCAAGGCCGCAGGTCGCATGACATGGCCTACACAGACCTGTTCAACGAAGCGATTGACGACCTGTCTGCCACCCTGGCGACGATCTCCGGTTTGCGCGTCGTCACAGATCCGGGCAAAATCAACCCACCCTGCGTTTTCTTGGACGCCCCCAGTTGGACATCCTTCAACGGTGGCAACATCGTAAAAATGGATTTCTCCGTGCGCGTCTTCTCGTTGGGCCCGTCCAACCTGGACGCCCTCCGCAACATTCTGGCGATCTGCGCCCAACTGTTCGAGAAGAACATCGCAGTCACGGACGGCCGCCCGGTGTCCGTCGTCATCGGCGGCCAAGAATTCCCCGCCTACGACCTCACAATCCCGCTACAAGCACAGGTGGCATGACTATGGCACTCCGCATCATCTCCGCCCGTCTAGGCGAACTGGGGGCAATCTACGAGCCTCAGGAAGGCGTCAACGTGCAAGCGTTGATCGCCGGAGGATTCCTCGAGGAGACCCACACGGCCCCCGCCAAATCTGCTAAAAATAAGACCAAGGCTCCCGACGCCGCCAACACCACCCAGGAGTGAACCATGGCCACGTCGACCTACCTCAGCAACCCAGTCGTCACCGTCAACGCGGTGGATCTGTCCGACCAGTGCAGCGGCGCCACCGTCAACCAGACGTTCGCCCAACTGTCCAACACCGCTTTCGGTGACACCGCCATGAAGTACGTCGCCGGACTCCAGGAGAACAGCATCACCCTGGATCTGTACTGGTCGACGGCCAGCACCGAAACCTACGCCACGCTCAAGTCGCTGGTCGGCACGTCCACCAACGTGACGATCAAGCAGACCAGCGCAGCCGTGTCGGCCACCAACCCGTTGGGCACCCTCACCGGCGGCTTCCTGGCCGAACTGCCCGTGGTGTACACGGTCGGCGAACTGGCCACCTGCTCCGTCACCTTCAACGGTGGCACCTTCGCCTACACCGAGGCGTAATTCATTCCTAACCCGAAAGGCCCGACATGAAACTGCACCTCAAGGTCGACATTGGTGATGGCCCGTTTGTGGTCACCACCAACCTGCAAACCATCATCGCATGGGAACGAAAGTACCGGCGCAAAGCCGGTGACCTCGCCAACGGCATCGGCATGGAAGACCTCGCCTTCATGGCATGGGACTGCTGTAAGCAAGCCAAGATCGTGGTGCCCGTCGAATTTGACTCGTTCATCCCGAAGATCGTGGAGTTGGAGGTGGTGTCGGAGGAGGCGTCCGGCCCTTTCCAGCAGGCACCTACCGACGCTCACTAGCAGAACTGCTAATCAGCACCGGCTGGTGGCCGCCTGATGTACCCTTTGATACGGACGACCTGGCGACGGTCGCCGCGATCATCAAGGAGAAAAAACGGTGACAGTCGGGGCCAAACTTGAGGTAAAAGGCGTCAAGGAAGCCTTGGCGACCCTCAACGCCTTGGACAAAGCCACCCGACGTCAGATCACCCGCGACTTTGCCACGATCGCCGCTCCAATGGTGCAGGAAGCCAAACGCCTGCTACCGGGCGACGCCCCCATGTCCGGCTGGAACCGTGGATACAGCGTCGGCGGATTTGCTAAAAAGCAGGCTCGTATGGCCCGCGGCGTCGTGTCATTTGCAGACGAAGATTCCACGTCTTTGTTGCCCTGGAATGCTGGCGCCGAACGACGATCCATCAAGGCATTCACATCCGGCTCCAAAAAAAAGGCGGCCGTGTTTGGCATGAAATGGAACGATCGAACCGCCACCCTGTTTGACATGTCCGGCAAGTCGATGACCCCGCAAGGCGCCCAAATGATCAACGTGCTGTCATCCCGTTTCGGCTCCCCTTCGCGCATCATGTGGAAGGCCTACCAAATGTCCGCCGACGACGTGCAGAAACAACTGCGTGAACTGGTGGAAAAGATCATGAACGAGTCGTCCTACGCCCTCCAATACAAGCACGGCAAGACGGTAGTAGCGAAAGTAATCAAGGTGATCTGATGGCCGTAACAATCCCCCTGGTAACAGAATTTCAGAATCGTGGCATCAAGGCCGCCGAAGCCGCCTTCGTTAATTTCCGCAAAGAAGTTGGCAAAGCCGAAGGGACGATGGGCAAATTTAAGGCTGGGTCAAAAGCCGTATTTGACGGCATCCAAGCCAACGCCGCCACGTTCGCTACCGCCGCCGCCGGAGCCATAGCCACATTCGCCGCCCAAGGCGTCACCGCATTCCAAGACCTAGCCTTGTTCGCCGACAAATTTGCTGGCGCCACCGGCCTAGCCGTCGAAGAAGCATCCCGCCTCCTCGAGGTCACCGGCGACCTAGGAATAGACGCAGGCACCGTCGAAACCGGCATCGGCAAAATGAATACGGCCCTGGGCAAATCCCCAGACCTGTTCGAGGAACTAGGCATACAAGTTGAATACGCCAACGATGGCACCGTCAACGCCAACGAAACCTTCCTTAACGTCATCGACCGGCTTAACAAGATCAAAGACCCGGCAACCAAAGCCAAGATCGCCACCCAAATCCTTGGCAAGGGTTGGCGCGACATGTCCCAGTTGATCAACATGGGCGCCGACGACCTGCGAGCCTCACTAGCCACAGTGTCCGATGCCAAAGTCATCAGCCCGGAAGAAGCGGCCAAAGCCAAAAAGTTCCGCGACAACATGAACGACCTGAAAGACACGGTGGAAGACCTGTCTTTGCAAATTGGCGAGGTGCTGGTGCCCGCCATCTCAACAGCCGTCGAACAGTTGAACAAAATGCAAGTCGGCCAGATTGGCGGCGGTTTTTTGCAATCCTTCTTTGGAAGCCCGATCGACAAATTCAAGGGCACCATGAAAATGGCCAAAGGCGTGTTGCAGGCATTTGGCTTCGCCAAGGACGACGCCACAACCGACGACCCGCTGATCACGGAAGAAGAAATCAACAATCTGCAGATGGCGGCCAGCGACCTCGAGGACGCCAACCAACAAACCCTAAATCAGATCAAATACGGCAAACTCAACCCGTTTAAAGGCACGACTGACAGCGCCAACAATCTGCGTACCGAACTGCAAAACGTGGATCAAGCCTGGCAACGGCTAGTTGACAACCTCAACGAACGGGTGGAACTGGACAACGCTGAACAAGCACTCATTGACCTAGAAGCCGCTGCGTCACAGGCTTTCGGAACCGGCACCCAAGAAGACCTGCGTATTTACAACGAGAAAGCCGCCCAATTTGCCGGTCTGCTAGCCAGTATTGCCGGAAGCATGGGCGACATTTCGTCCCGCGAAATCAAAATGAGGTTCAAAGCCGAAGGGCCCGCCGCCGCGTTGGCATTGGCACAGTGGCTGTCTCGAGGCGCCGAATACTCAAACCTCAGCCAGTCGCAAGCCATCGGTGAAGCCGGTTTGTCGTTCTCCATCCCTGGTCGTGCGATGGGTGGCACCGTGTCCGCTGGCGGCACTTACCTGGTGGGCGAACGGGGCCCGGAACTGTTGACTGTCGGAGCCGGTGGCGGCCACGTAAGCCCGATGGGCGGCGGCGGCAACACGATCAACATCACCGTCACGTCAGCCGACCCGAACCAGGTCGTGGCCGCAATCCAACAGTGGACACGGAACAACGGTGCCATCCCGCTGACCACGACCACCAACATCAGGCGCTGATCATGGCAATCACGACGACTTGGAAAGTGGACATCGGCACCCAAGCCGCCCCCACCGACTTCACCAGCCGGGTCATGTCCATGTCCATTAGCCAACAGGTTGACGTCAACGAAATTGGGCGCGGCCAGTGCATCATCACCCTGCTCAACAAAGACGGTGCGCTAACACCTGGCGGTGGGGGCACCTACTCGAGCACCGACTGGTTTGCCCAAGGTGTCTACGTCAACGCTTCAACCAACACTGGAGCCGGGGCGACAAGCACAGACGTATTCGACGGCGTAATCGTGGACTTTGATCTGGTCGACAACGGCGTTTATTCAACAGTGACCATCACCGCGCTAGACGGCCTGACAGTGGCCGCCAAAACCGTCGGCTCACAAATCGGGGTATTCAGTACTAAAAGTTACAAAAACGTGTATGACCAGTTAGTTGATCGCACCGGCATCGTCTTCCCCCGTTTGGGACGCACGGACGCCGAAGGCATCGTTTCCTACGAATGGGCCGCTAGCACCTGGCAATTAACCCAATTTAGCAGCGACACCATTTACCCAAGTACCTATGCGGACGCATTACAAACCTACGCAATCCCGTCAGTTTCCGACGTGACATGGCCCACCAACATCACCGCCACCGGCACCGTCGCCAACTACAACATCATCAGTCTCGGTTTCAACTCAACACGCTCAAGCGCCAACCGTGTCACCTACACCTTTGACCCAGCCGGTTCGATCTCCGGCACCGACCTCCCATTTGACGACGACGACTTTCAACAGGCTTTCAATAACGACACGTTGATTACACAAGCACAGGTCAAAGCCGTTTCAACTGGTGCAACTACCCAAACATCAACCAACAGCACCAACACCACCTACGGCAACCGCACCGTCCAATACCTTGCGGTGTTAACCGAATCCGACACCAAATCCCTTGACCAGGCAAAACTGCTGACCAACCGTTACGGCACCTCCCGATTCAACCCGGTCAACATCCGCACCACCGCCAGCATGGTCAAGGCTCGAGCGGCCGACGCCGCCGAAACAACATGGCGCAACCTGCTAGGCATCGCCACCGGCATTTGGCAGCGCACCGTCATCACCTGGCAAGGCTCCGGGGCATCCAGCCAAACCGCTTACTGCGTGATAAAAGGCCGTCAGATCAATGTCACACCCCAAGACACTGTTGTTACGCTGATTCTGGGCAATTGGGCTGACAACCACGGTTTTATTCTTGACACCGACCAACTCAACATAGACAGATTGGGCTATCAGTAATGACTTACCCTTCATTTTCAGCAGGCGACATTCTGACGGCGGCGGACATGAATGCTGTCGGCTTGTGGCTGGTCAAGACGCAGACCATCGGGTCGGCCGTCTCGTCGGTGACCGTTACCGATGCCTTCTCAAGCACATACGACAATTATGTGATTACGGTCGCCGGTGGTGCCCATTCGACCGGCGGCCAAGTGATGACCATCTCATTAGGAGCGGCCACGAGCGCTTTCTACTACTCAATGGTCTACACCTCGTGGAACAACACGGTTACCGCCGCAGGTGCCGCAAACGTCGCAAACATTGTCTACGTAGGCGATGCCGATACCACCGGATTACGGGCGCGCATTGAAGTGATGTCGCCATACCTTGCCAAACCGACCGGCTTTTCGGCGTCAGTTCGCAACGGCACATTTTACGGCGGCACGACAAACGGATTGCACATTAGTTCAACAAGTTACACGTCATTCGTGCTTGGCTTATCAGGAGGCACCATGACCGGCGGCACTATTCGCGTCTACGGCTACCGCAACTAGGAGAAACCATGACCCCCGAGGAATACAAGACCCTTTACCCTCAAGACTCGGTTTACATCCAAGTCGACGACACCGAACGACTCATGACCGACGACGAATACGAGGCATGGGTCGACCAATGCGTCTACAACATCAACCATCCGCTCCCATGAGATCCGCCGCTGTCCTGGTCGTCCTCCTCGGGGCCGTCGCCATCTGGATCGTCGCCGGATGCTCCGACCATGTACGCGACAACTGCGACACCGCCTCCACCGCCCCACGATGCGAGGTCACCCCGTGAAGAAGTACACCAACAGCGAAATTAAAGCCCGGCTCATCTTCGTGATCGGTTGCGCCCTATCGGTCACCTTCATGCTTGCCGTCTGCTCCCTGCTGTACGGCCTGCTGTTCGTCGTCCAGCCCCTCGAGGTGTCCCCGAACGACGAGTCTGCCTGGGCGACCCTAAATCCGCTGGTGCTGTTCATGACCGGCGCACTGTCCGGCGTACTCGCCTCCAACGGCCTCAAAGACAAAGAACAGAAAGACGACCAACAATGATCGCCAGCATCGTCACCGTGACCACCAGCCCCACCCTGATCGTGGCATCCACCAAAAACGCCACCCGCACCATCTACATCGAACCAGTCGGCGCCGACATCCACATAGGCGGATCCGCAGTAACCACCACCACCGGCCTCGTCACCAAAAAAGACGTCACCTCCACCATCGACTTGCCCCCGCTCAATGCCCTGTATGGCGTCACCGGCACCGGCACCGTGACCATCCGCATCCTCCAACCCGAAGGCGACTACTGATGGCCGAAGCGACCCGCTTCAAATCGTGGCAAAAGGCTGGTGTACCGGCCGCCCCGTACAACGTCAAATCCCCCAACCTGGTGCAACTCGTCGCCTACGCCCGACGCACCTGGGGGCTAGTCAACCTAGGCATCTACACGCACCGCCCGATCCGTGGCGGCACCGCCTGGTCGTCCCACGCTTTCGGCGCGGCCGCCGACCTCGGATACACCGACCGCCCCCACCTCGAGGCCACCGTCCTGCCGTGGCTGATCGCCAACAGCCAAGAACTAGGCATCCAACGCATCCACGACTACCAGCGCAAACGGTATTGGGAAGCCGGTAAAGGGTGGGTCGCAAAGTCGCCTGGCGAAGGTAACGCCTGGATTCATGTGGAAACCCATGTGGATACTTGGGGAAACGACACCCCCATCGAAGCACGGTTATCCACAGCCCCTGTGGCGGTGCGCCCGTACCCTGGCAAACCTGTGAAACGTGGCGCCACCAGTCTGCGGGACGACGTGAAAGCAATTCAACAGATCGTTGGGGTGCAGGCAGACGGCAAATTTGGGGTGGTCACCGAAGCGGCCGTCAAAAACTGGCAGACACTTCACGACCTGACCGCTGACGGTGTGGTCGGCCCTGTGACCTGGGCACGAATGTTTGGTGCGTGACATCCCGCCTAGCATTTGCTAGACACCTCCCGACCTCGGAAACCCGACTTAGGAGGAACCATGAAACCCAAGCACCTGTTCGTGCTATTAGCCGGACTGTC